CGACAGCCAAGCCAGCGCCTTCGGCCTAAGCCTATTGGATGATGCCGACGCAACCGCCGGACGGGGCACCCTCGGCCTCGGCACTCTCGCTACGCAGGACGGCATTTTCTCCGGCACGTCCTCCGGCATCAACACCGGGAATCAGACGCTTGTTGGCCTCGGCGGTGTCGCAGCAGCCGGGGGCACCATCACCAGCGGCACGCTCGCGGGAACGACGGTCAACACCGGCACTATCAGTGGGGGCACTATCGCGCCTGTCACCGTCAATGCGAGCGGCAACACGACCCTTGGAGACGCCAGCGGAGATGCCGTGACGATCAATGCTGGGACGGTGAACATCCCCAACGCCTACTTTCGCCGCACGAAGGCCGGACTCGCGTGGAGAGCGGCAAAGATGAGCACTTACAGTAATTTGTCGCTTACCGTCACCAGTTTTGGGACTGCTCAGGTTGTGACATTTGTGGACGGGGCGGACGGCTCGGTTCTCGAAGGGCCGCTCTCGCCGAGCGAATGGGCGGGGAAAACAATTAAGATCGGCGCGGTTGTGGCGGTTAATGGCACTAGCGCCGGAAATCTTAGGCTCAGGTTTAATTTAAACTATTTGACCGCGGCTGAACTCACTGGAGGAAATGCCCTGTCTGGAATGCTCAGCTCCGCGAGAGGCACTATTTTGGGAGACTCCGTGACTGGGAGCGATTACGCCGCGCCCACCTCAGCGACAGATCCGAAACTCTACGAAAGCGATTCTATCGTGATTCCATCAACCGCAGCGCAAATCATTGTAACATTTTGGGCGATTAGAACCAATGCCGGAGATACAAATACCGACAACTTATATGTCCAGGAAATCCGCGTGACTGAGCAATAATTATGAGAAAACTAATCCCAATCCTCGCGGCCCTTGCGGCCCTCACCCTTAACGCAACCGCGCAATCTCTCCTGACCACAGAGCCGGAGACGCAAGCACAGCGAACAGCCCGCGAGTTGCTTATCGCGCCAACGCAGACTCGTGACGTAATCCTCAACCATCTCGACGATGCGAGTCAGCGGCTATGGTCCGCGCCCGATCCCGCTGCCGTGCTGGCCGCTCTCGGCACCAAGGCCGCGTCGGTCTTTGCGATCAATCAATCATTTGGCGAGCTAGTGGCCGGATTCCTGACCGCGCAAGGCGACGCAGCTGGCCTCGCTCGCCTCGCCGCCATCAACGGCCGCATTCCCGCCATCACGATTAACGAAGACGGCACCGTGACGATTGATCCCGTGCCGGAGCCAACGCCAGAACCATGAGGCTGAGTGCTCTTTAGCAATTTTATATCATGCCGCCTTCTATCCCCGATCCCACTGACCTGCCTGGTCTCTTTGAAACTGCAAATTTTATGGCCCAACAGACCGACCGCTGGATGTTTGTGGCGATGTTGATTATTTTCCTAATCTGCGGCGCGTGGATGACCCGGTATTTTACCAGTCAAATCCAGCAAGCACGGCAAGAATTTACAGCCCTGAGCAAGGACTTTACGGAGCATCTCATCACCACAAACCGGGAATTGGCCGTCCTCCTAGCCGGGGCCACTAAGGCATTGGCGGACAACACGCGGGCTCTCGAACACGTCAAAGAAAAATTATGAAGAACACATTCCTCCGACTCTGGGCCTGGATTACTGGCTCATCCGTTGCATTATTTAATTTCCTCGCGCCGATCCTAGCATCGTCTGCGGCAACCCTCTTGGAGCAACTCGCGCCCATCGCTCTCGATGTTGTCCTATCTATGGCTGACAGCAAGGCCACCGGGGAAATCAAGCGTAAGCAGGCCGTTGACGAGATCCAAGCGCGGGCCATTGCTACAGGCATTCAGGCGTCCACCTCGGTCGTCAATGCCACTGTGGAACTTGCCCTTCAAAACCTCATCGCTCGCGGCAAAATGTAATGAAACCGTGGTATTCATCCCGCACGATTCTTGCCGCGCTTGTGTCCGGCATCCTTGCCATCGTCGCCATCTTTTTCAAGTACGACGTGCAGGAATTCGCGGGAGGAATCACCGACGCAATCCTTGCGGCAATCGCGCTCGGCTCGATGGTCGCCACCATCTCAGGACGCATTCGCGCAAAAGATCAAATCGGCAAAACCATTCCCGGGGGACCCTTTAATCCTCATGCTGAGATCAAGCCAGGGAGGCGGCTATGAACATCGTCAAAATGCACGTCGCCGCAGTTATCCTTTCAACGTTTGCATTTATCGCGCTACTCCTCTGGCGATTCCCTCTGACGCCATGAATCGCGGCTTCGAGGTTGACCGCTACGGGGAGTTTCTTGGCCGGGTGCCTGAAGATATCCTTCAACTCGTTCCAATCGAGGACCAGCGAGGGTTTTTCACTCAGCTTGTCGAAAACGCAGAGGGCAAAATCGTCACTGGCTGGAAAGTTTCAGACAGCGGGATTCCGTATCCGATTTTCTCCGCAAAAATTCAAACCCACGCAACATGGTAATGACCGCAACAAACTCTTCGCGCTGGGCAACGGTTTTCCTCGTCATAATCCTGGCCGGAATCGTCGCCATGACTTTTTCCCGCTGCCATCTCGACCCCGTTTATCCAGACATCACGGCAACCATCGACTTAGCAACGCCATGATCGACATCGCCGATTTGCAAAAACGCGTGGGAGCTAACCCAGATGGGTTCTGGGGACCGAGATCCACCGCTGCCTGCCAAGCTCACCTCTTGGCAATGATGCCGCAGCCGAACCCAGCACCCCGCTCCGACCAGAGATCGCTGACGGCGTTTTATGGTAAAGCGGGCGACGAATCGAAACTCGAACGGATGCAATTTCCGATCCCCATGTACTACGAGGGACGACCAGTGAATTTTACAAGGGTGCATCGGGAGTGCGTTCCCACGCTGCTCGATGTGTTTACTGAGATCAAATCCCTTTACGGGTCCAACAAGCGGATCATGCGGGCCGCTACAACCTATGACGGCTGTTACAATAATCGCCTCATGCGGGGCGGCTCTACGCCATCCCTCCACGCTAGGGGGGCAGCCATCGACCTCGACGCCGCCAACAATGGCAACCGCACCCACTGGCCAACAGTCGCAACGATGCCGATTGAAATTATGGAAGTATTCTCGAGTTATGGGTGGTTATCAGCCGGGGCGTTCTGGTCAAGGGATGCCATGCATTTTGAGTACACCCATTGATGCCCCCTTCCGGCCTATTGGCTTCGTTTGAGCCGTTCTCGTTTGCTGCGAGTCACTTATCGCCCCTTTGCTTGTGCTGCGTGGAACGCCGAGGAAGGCGTCTGATGATTTCGGGCTGTATTTTCGGCGTCCATGAGCTAGGCGTTCAGTTTCTCAGAGCGGGGCGGCCACGCCCAAACTCGTTTGTCTCTACCAGGGCGAGCGCTTCGGGTGTCCTGGCCGCTTCGGGCGCGACCGACCATCCGCCAGCCGTCGAAGCGGTAGGTATTGCCGTTGTGGAGATCGGCGTCCTGATAGGACATCGCCCATTCGTAGGGCAGAGCCGGGAAGACGAACTCGCGCCAGAGGCGCAGAGCGACACGGCACAGGCCGGGACGGGCAGCGCATAAACGGGACAGTTCGAGGGTGTTTTCTCGGGTCATCCAGTTGCAGCCGCCGCCGACGACTGGCGCGATCAGCGTGCTGGCCGTGGTGACCGCCATCGGCTCACCCTGATAGATCAGCGCATGGCACGCGACCGCTTTTTGGTTGCCGCGATTGAGAGCGCCCATTTTGTGCCCCCACGCTTCCAGCATCGCGTTCGCCGCGCTCAATTTCACTGGCTCGAACCCGACGAAACTGAACAAGGCATCGCTGCCAATGACTCCCGCGAGGGAGTCGATAGGCGAGGCGGAGCTGGAGGGCGCGGTATTCATCAGGCTTTGCCATGTGGATTGGTGATTGTGGTGTTCGCCTTCGCATTTTTGATCCCGGCCTTCCGGATCTTGGACATTGCGGCGGATTTTTGTTCCGCAGTTTTTCCGGCCCATCGCTTGATGGCGGATCGTTTTTGCATTTCGGTCGCGGTCATTGTACGAAAAGGTAATAGCTCCGGAAATAGTAACGTGAGCTTTTCCAGCATGGGGCCAGGTGGACGTATCCGGAGCCAAATCTGCCTTTGTATGGTGCCACAGATCCGGGTCCCTTGCGACTCACGTATCCGCGGGCCAGGCTGGTGTGGGATTTGATGAGTTGACCGCTTGCGACGGCCTTTCCGATGTCTGATGGTGTAGTGATGTTCATTTTTTGTTGGTTGGTTGGTTGGGTGCAGTTAATATCCTCGGCGGGCGACGGACGCTGCGCGGACGCCAATGCGGCGCATGATGATCTCGCGGGCCTTGTCATCGTTGGCGGCGATCCAAGCGGAGGCAGCCTTGTCGGCCTTGGCATTGTTGGCAGGGCTTGGGCAATCTTCCGACTTGGCAAGCGCGTTGTAGGCGTCGTTGGCTTCAGGGGTGCAATCCTGAGAGTTGATTTGTTCGGCCACCATAACGGCGGACATTTGAGCTTCGGCGAGGAGTTCGGTGATGTTTTTCATTTTTTTGGTTGGGTTGATTTTGCTTACGAGATCAATATGCACGTGACGTTGCGCCACGTCAACAATTATTTTCATTTATTTTTCAGGACCGATAACCGGAGGGTGCCGCGTTGTTTCCGTTAATTTTGGTTTTCATGATATTTTGGGGTTTTTGGGTTCATCTACCTAGGTACCATAATTTATTTTACCATCAGCGCAATATTTATCTTGCGCACTTGCGCATTTGCGCGTAAAAGTTTTCCCATGGAATTACCTCGACTGAATATCAGCGTCAAAGAGACGATGAAAAAAGCCATCATTTTGGCCTGCGCGAAATCTAGCCCGCGAGAAACAATCACGGACTTTGCCCGGAAGGCATTTTTTGCGGAGTTGCAGCAGCGCAAGACGGCGGCTCGCGCATTGGGGGCCGGGAAATGATTCCGTCACCCTACACCTCCTGGAAACACAAGGACGGCGAGACCCACCGTGTCGTTCATTCCTCCCCTCGCCAGGTCGTTACTTGGGGAACGAAACATTCGTGGTTCGGGACTCCCGCTCAATTTTTATGGCCTTTTCGGCCCACAAACAATCGTGAAACGCATGAACGGGCGTGACCTCACCCTGAGCCCTGACGGCCATGAGGGAATGGGCCGGGAAACATTGTCAGACGTTGGGGCGGCCTGCACACGTTGGCTCGAGAAAAACGAGGACGGATACGAAAAAGGAAGAACATTTAATTTCGGCAAAGGCTGGCGTCCTAAAAATAAAATCACCAACAAAACCACCAACAAAACTAAAATATCATGATCGAACTCCTCGCATTAATCATCCTCATTGTTTCGGCATTTGCGGTCTCATGCAAAATCACCGAACTCGCAACCAAAAAAGCGCAGGACCTAAAATGGCGCGAATGGTGCGAAAATTTGCGGCATGGAGCCGGGCCAGACGGGCTGGACCGCGACGGCAACAGACCCTGACCCCGAGAATCCAAATCAAACCCATAAAATGACAAGAACAACCACAATCGAAATCGAAGTCGAAATCGAATACGACTACGACCCCGGCACGGAACCATATATCTCAGGTGCTCCTGAGGACTGCTACCCCGGCGAGGACCCAGGGGTTGAGATCCAGAGCATCGAGTTAGTCCGCAAGACCCGAGATGTCACCGGCAAAGTCTCGACCGCTCGGCTCGACATCGTGGACTATATAGACCCGGACATCCTCAGCTCAATTGAGGACAATCTCATCCAAGACGGCCTCACAGAATAAACCACCAACTAAAACCAAAATCATGAATACAACAACACCGGCGGAAACGCCAAAAGACATCATTGCCGAAATGCGGAACGCCCTTGCGGAAAACGGGCTCTCGTCCATTGGCGTGATTTTAACCATGCACGACAAAAATGAGTTTTTCAGCGTACGTGATAAAGATAATTTCGCCGATGGCCGGAGCATTGCAGCGGCCCTTGAAAAGCTCAAATCGTCCAGCGACACGCGCATCAAAAACCTGCAAGCTGAAGCCGCCCTGCTCGGAATGACACTCGTTAAGGAAGAATCGAAATGAGCGCAACCGAGACCCAAATTACTAAGGATGCCGTAAAGGCTCCCGCCACCATCAAGGGACTCCTCGAAAGCGAGGATTTCAGGGCCCAAGTTACGCGAGCATTGCCTACGCATTTGACGCCAGAACGCTTTATTCGGGTTGCGGCAACGTGTCTTATGCGGACGCCAAAGCTCAAGGATTGTCATCAAGGTAGCTTCTTCAACGCGCTCTTGACTCTCTCGCAACTCGGGCTTGAGCCGGACGGTCGAAATGCTCACCTCATCCCCTTTGAAAATCGAAAGCTCGGCATTACAGAATGCCAGCTAATTATTGATTACAAAGGGTTGGTGGACCTAGCTATGCGCTCCGGCACCGTCGCCAACATTCACGCCGATAAAGTTTGTGACAATGACATTTTTGAGTTTGACCGGGGGGAAATTAAGAAACACTCGATTAATTTCAAGGAAGCGCGGGGAAATGCTTACGCTTACTATGCGCTGGTTCGGTTCAAAGACGGCTCGGAAAAGTGCGAGGTGATGCCACGCGAAGATGTTGACGCTATTCGCGCACGGTCTCGCTCTGGCAAGTTCGGCCCATGGGTCACGGATTATGACGAGATGGCAAAGAAAACTTGCTTTCGGCGGCTCTCAAAATGGATTCAGCTTTCCCCGGAATTCCGCGAGGCATTAGATCATGACGCCGACAAAATCGAATCACGCCGATTCGAGACGGCAAAGCAAGTGCAAGCGATTTCCGAACCGCTTGACCCGTTCACTCCGCCTGAGTTGCCAGAGGCCACCGCCACCGCAGAAGAGGAATCTGAATGAATATATTTCGCGACATTGAACAGGGCTCGCCCGAGTGGATCGCCATCCGCAAGGGCCACCCGACGGCCTCCCGTTTCTCTGACATTATCACGGCGGCTAAAGGCGAGTTGTCGAAAAGCTCCACGGGCTACATCCGAGAGCTAATCGGCGAGTCGTTTTGCCCTGATTGGGAGGAGTGGCTCGGCAACAAATTTACGGACCGGGGCAAAGAGACCGAGCCGGAAGCTCGGGATGCGTTCGCAACTATTCTTGACGGCACCCTTAGAGTTGAGGAAGTCGGCTTCGTCCTGGGGGATGATGGCGTCTGCGGATGCTCGCCGGATGGGTTGATTTACGAAGGGGAAACTTTAGTTTCTGGGGTGGAAATCAAATGCCCATCGCCCAAAGTTCACGTCGGCTATGTATTAGATGGGGGACTCCCCGCTGCCTACGCACAACAGGTCCATGGATCAATGGCTATTACCGGGCTGCCTGAGTGGCATTTCTGGAGCTATTTCCCCGGCCTGATGCCGCTACACATCATCGTTCGGCGCAATGACTACACCGCAAAACTCGAAACCGCTCTAGCGCAATTTGTGGCGAGCTATAAGGCGGCTTATGCCGACGCTCTCCCACGGCTCAAAATTCCCAATCAGTAACCAAAACAACATCAAAACCACCAAAGAAAACATCATGAGAAAAGCACAAATCGATGTTACAAAAATCATCAGAGAAAAACTCTACAAGGGCAAGAAAGGGACTTACCTGGACCTCACCTTTTTCGACAACAAAGACGGGGAAGACGAGTGGGGGAACATGGGATTTGTCGTGCAAGACCTTGGAAAAGAAGCGCGGGAAGCTGGCGAAAAGGGACCGATTCTCGGCAACTGGAAGGAGATCGTAACTAAGAAAGCTCCCGCTGCCAGTCATGAACCTACCACCGAACAAGACGACTCAAAGGCCCTACCGTTTTGAGAAATCTCCGGTTGGGCATCAACACCCAGCCGGGACCCCTTTTTAATTATGACTGAGCGTGATCTAATAATCCTTCAGCTTCACAAAATCCACGGCACAAAAACCAAATCAGAACTTATGAACGAACTTTATTACCGCAACCTTTGCAGCGACCTTTGCCTATGCCTTGACGACATCGCGACTCTGGATTTGTTGCGAGCTTACAACGCTGGACTGCGGGAGGCTAAATGGATATCCGAGATTTGACCGACAAGCAAAAGCTCATGATGTCCACCAAGGACCGGAAATCCTTTGGTAAATCTGGAGTGACATACGACGAGGCGGAAGCGGGTGCCGTTGCCAAGTCCGAAATGGAATTGCAGGGGCAGCTTTACAGTCTGCTATACCGTCGCGGTCACCGGCCCCGAATGCAGCCCACCCGAAAACGCAGCCAGATTGCGCCAGGGATGCCCGACATCGCCTTTGAAATTCACGGCCTGAGCGTCCACTGGGAAGTGAAATTGCCGGGGAAGAATCCGACCCCGCAGCAATACAAATGCCACCGGGAACTGGAAGCGGCTCCGAACGGGGCTATCGTCCGCGTGATCCGCTCGTACCGGGAAGGGCTTGACCACCTGGCGGAATTGGAAGACAGCACCCTAACCGTGACGGCGACCCTAGCGCAGCAACTCGCCGCAGCCAGAGGACTTTTATCCAAGATTCGAGACCCGTTTTGTCGCATGACTCGCGGACAGGTCTGCGAGGAAATCAACCAGGTTCTCGCCGACACCGACGGGAAGAAACCGCTTGCCATATCCGGCTGAAAGCGACAGTATCCAAATCGAGCCGACAAACTCATGACAGCGAAGAGAATAAAATCAACACCTTGCCCTCGTACCTGTGCGTCTCTTCGCGCTTGTCGGCTCGTTCCTACAAACGGGTGCGGGGGCTCTTTTTGATTATGACATACGCAAACTACGAGGATTTCCTCAAAAACAAAACTCACATTGGAGAATCGTCTGGATTTGATCCGGTGTATATGCCCGATTTCCTTTTTCCGTTTCAGCGGTCTCTCACCGAGTGGGCTGTTCGCAAGGGCCGCGCCGCAATCTTCGCGGATTGTGGTCTCGGCAAAACTCCCATGCAGCTTGTATGGGCTCAAAACGTAGTCGAAAAAACCTGCAAACCTGTATTGATTTTGACCCCGCTTTCAGTTGGAGCGCAAACAGTCAGAGAAGCGGGCAAGTTTGGGATAGAGGCCGCGCAATCCCGAGACGGAAAGGTCGCCGCTCCGATTACGGTCACGAATTACCAACAGCTTCACAAGTTTGACTGGCAGCAATTCGGCGGGGTGGTCTGCGATGAGTCCAGCATCCTTAAAAACTTTGATGGGCAAATCAAATCTCAGGTCACGGACTTTATGCGTAAACTTTCTTACCGGCTTCTTTGCACCGCAACAGCCGCGCCTAACGATCATGTTGAGCTAGGCACATCCAGCGAGGCACTTGGATATCTGCGACGGGTAGAAATGCTGGCGCAATACTTCAACCACGACGGCGGAGACACGTCTAAATGGAGGATCAAAAAACACGCAGCTAAGAGTATGTTCTGGCAATGGGTGTGCTCATGGGCGCGGGCCGTAAAGAAGCCAAGCGATGCAGGATTTGACCAGCCTGGATATGATTTGCCGGAATTGCGAACTGTTGAACACGTCGTCAGGTCACTGACTAAAAATCCAGAGTATCTATTCGACATGCCAGCGGTCGGACTAGATGAGCAACGCAAGGACCGAAAGCGCACAATCAACGAGCGGTGCGAATTGGCCGCGCAACTGGCATCAGCGCACAATAGCGCATCGGTTTCGTGGTGCCATCTTAATCCAGAGGGGGACTTGCTCGCCAAGCTGATACCTAATTGCGTGCAGGTATCTGGCGCAGACTCAGACGAGGAAAAGGAAGAGAAAATTGAAGCATTTGCAACAGGTCAAGCGATGAACATGGTCACAAAGCCAAGCGTGTGTGGATTCGGGCTTAATTGGCAGCATTGCGCTCACCAGACATTTTTCCCATCGCATTCTTACGAGCAATGGTATCAAGCAATACGCAGGTCGTGGAGATTCGGGCAAAAAAACACAGTGACCGTAGATATCATTTCAAGCGAAGGCGAGTCAGGCGTTTTGAAAAACCTCAATCGCAAGGCCGCACAATCCGAACAGATGTTTGCAAAGCTAGTTGAACTCATTAACGACGAGCTTCGCATCGAAAAGAAAAATCAACCAACCAACCAATTACAAATACCATCATGGCTATAATCAATCAGACGACATCTGAAAAATACTCACTCATCAACGGCGATTGCGTCGAGGCAATGAAATCACTGCCTGAAGGCAAGGTGGATTTCTCCATCTTTTCACCGCCATTTGCGGATTTATACTGTTACAGCGACAGCCCTGAAGATCTTGGCAACTGCAAAGATTACGATGCGTTCTTCGCTCACTTCTCATTTGTCGTTGAGCAACTTGCTCGGGTAATTAAGCCGGGCCGGAATTGCGCAGTTCATTGCATGGACATCCCGGCGATGAAGGAGCGGGATGGATACATTGGCATCAAGGATTTCAGCGGAGACATTATCCGCCTATTCCAGAAACATGGATTCGTCTATCACTCTCGCCATACGATATGGAAAGATCCACTCATCGAGGCAGTCAGAACTAAAGCGTTAGGCTTGATGCACAAGCAGATACAAAAGGACAGCCTAAAGTCACGCGCTGGGCTTCCTGATTACTTGCTGGCATTTCGCAACTCAGGAGAAAATCAATGCCCGGTAACTCATCCCGATGGCTTGACCAAATACAGCGGGAGCAGTGACCCGACCAAGGGACTCAGTGGATTAAAGAAATCTCACAACATATGGAGGGCTTACGCGTCTCCCGTATGGATGGACATACGGCAAACGCTCACACTGAACGCAAAGATTGCGCGGGAGTCAGATGACGAGAAGCATTTGTGCCCACTGCAACTTGACGTAATTGAACGCGCTTGCGTTTTGTGGAGCAATCCCGGCGAAGTTGTATTGACGCCGTTTATGGGGGTCGGTAGCGAGGTCTATGGGGCCGTGATTAATGGCCGCAAAGGGCTAGGCATCGAACTAAAGACGGCTTATTACAACCAAGCCGTGAGAAACCTCGCCTCCGTTGAACACCACGTCGAGCAAGAACTGATACCAGCTTGATCTAGATACTGTAGCGGCAAATGCGCTACTCTTGACAACAATACACAGTGTATGCTTTTATACACAAAACTTTGACAAGATGCACTTTACAAAACTTTTTTCTTCAATTTTAGATTCCACGATCTGGCAGGAACCAGCCCATACGAAACTTACTTGGATCACGATGCTTGCTATGGTTGACCGCCACGGCGAGGTACACGCATCAATTCCCGGCCTTGCGGCTAGAACGGGTGTTTCTATCCAAGAATGCGAGGAGGCTTTAGCCAGTTTCCAGACGCCGGACCCGTACAGCAGGACGAAAGACTACGAGGGAAAGCGTGTGAAAGTGATAGATGGCGGCTGGGCTTTGCTCAATCATGGGAAGTATTGCGCTCTCCTAAATGCCGAAGAGAGAAGAGAATACAACCGCCGTAAACAATCGGAGTATCGGGCAAAAGACAAAGCAAATGCCTTGTCAATGACTGTCAATGACACAAATACACAGGCAGCTACAAATGTATCAAATGCACACATAGTAGATGTAGATGTAGATGTAGATGTAGATGTAGAAAAAGAATTACCGGAACCTACGGTTCCTCCCATCATTGCTGCATGGAATTTGTGCGGATGTTTCCCCAAAGTCTCGAGCCTAGGGGCAAAGCGCAAAGCGATATTCTCAGCAAGGATGCGCGACCCATTTTTTAAATGTCACGCATTGCAGGCAATTCAACTCATTTCCAAGAGCGATTTCTGCACCGGTAAGAATGACCGTGGATGGGTGGCAACTATCAATTGGTTTTTGCGGCCCGGCAAGGTTGAGGAAATCATCGAGGGCGCATTCACCAACCGTCGAGGAAACCAAAAAACCGCCACGGACAACGCAATCAAACCCGGTGAATACAAGAACCTTGTATTTGACCCCAACACACCTGAAAACCAATGACAACAGATTTACAACTCCCTGAAATTTTAAGCAGGCTCAGCGCAATCCCGGTGCGCTCCGACGCCGAGATCCGCGAATGGACATGGCGCAATGAGATACGCCCAATTCTTGCCGATGCCGGGTTTGATGGACGATTCCGAGAACGGGCCGATTGGAATCTGGAGCCGAATCAGGAAAAGGTGTTTCGGGTGGTAAGATCCAAACTTCTTGGCGAAGGGGCTATCATCGCCTTAGTAGGAATCCGTGGTACCGGGAAAACTACCATCTCAGCGCAAATTGCAATCCAGATTGCTGAGGAGTGGGTTGCCTACTGGAATCAGTCGCAACGGCGCGAGAATGCCCCGATTGGCCTCCCGATATACCGCAAGATGCTTTCTATCGTTGAGATTCTTAAACCACTTTATTCTGATCACGGGTCAACGCGGACCGATTCGCTGGTGGCAATGCGGGACGCGCTATGCTCAATTGGACTCCTGATAATTGATGAAAAACACGACGCGAACGCCCTTAATGTCGCTCCGAGGATTCTGACTGACATTATTGATCGGAGATATTCCGCCAAAAAAGACACTATCATCATCAGCAACGAGTCCGCTGTAGAGTTCGAGCAAAACACCGACGACTCTATCATCTCACGTTTATCGGAGCACGGAATGATCGTCCCCTGCAACTGGCCGTCGATGAGAGCGCGAAAAATAAATTGCTTTACAAATGCACCGCAATCGCGCATTTCGGGCAAATGAAAATCAAATGCAGCGTTCCACGGCCAGGCACTCCAACACAATGAGCCAATACGAATACGACCGCATTGACGACCGCTGCCAGGATGGGCGCGAATCACAGGACGAGGACCGGGAGGAGACCCGCGAAGAATGGGAACACCGGCGCGAACTCGCAATTTTTCGCGACGCCTTTATCTGGATGCAGTTAGTAATCGGATTCTTGCGGGAATCGAATAACAATTCAGAACTGGCCACCAGGGTGCTCTCAGTGGCGTCGGCACTCAGTCACGTATCATGTGCAGGCCAATCAGACTCAGACCTGGCAAAGTCCCTAGCCACAAAACATAGCTGCAAGGAATGCGGAAAGGTCACTCACCACAACGTCACCAGAGCCAACTTCTCAGCGCACAAGCTGGCCTTCCAACGCCAAAACAACCTGCCAGCCATCGGTGCTCAAAAGAGTGTCGAGGCCCGCAACGCTTATTCGGACAATCGCAAATCTCAACTTTCTGAGGCATGACAAAGGAGGCTATTGCCGCGTACAGAAAAGAGTGGCGGAAAAAGAATCAGGCTAAGTTAGCGGCGGATCAAAGGGCGGCGTATGCAGCGAATCCTGAGAAATGTAGAGCGAGAGCAAGACTCCTGTATCACGACGATCCAATAAAAGCGAAAGAACGCCAAAGGAATTACAGGAACAAAAACCGCAATTTAGTTAACGAGAAACAAAGAGAGTATATCGCAAAAAACTACGAGCGAGACAGGGCGAAAAGGGAAAAGTACCGGGAAAAGTACCGGGAAAACAACATTGATGCTATTAGGTATAAGGCTAGGGCAGTTTACGCAAAATCTCGATCAAAAGCCCAGCTAGATAAAGCAAAACTTAAAGCAAAACTTAAAGCAGAAAGCGACACTTGGAACAAAAATAATCCAGAAAAGGCTAAGGCTAGAGACGCGGAACGAATTAAGGAAAAGAAAAAGAATCACGTCTTAAGAACATACAAATGGATGGCCAAACATCCTGATAGGCATATCGCGGGATTAATCTCAGCGGGAAGTTTGATCCCAACAAATCAAATCCCTTTAGAAATGATCCAATTAAAGATGGCTCATCTTGCATTAAACAGAGAACTCAGAAAAACCAAACCAACAAACCAAAAATGAAAACACCATCGAACATAAAAGAACTCCGCGAAGACCTACTTGAAGCATACGCAATGCTGAAAGCCGATCCTCGCCGTCACAATCAAGTCAAGGAACTCAGCAACACAGCCGGGAAGGTTCTCGGCTCGTTAAAGCTTGAATTGGAATATGCAGCCATCAGAGGTGAGCGCCCGACAATTCCATTTATCGGGGAAAGTTTGCAACTTGAAGGCAAGAATCCATTGAAAATCAAAGGGTAAGTATCATGGAAAATCAACTGCAACTCTCTCTCTGCTCACAAATCTCAACCGCCTTTACTGAGGCAATGACCCTGGCCGGACAGGCAAACGACCACGCCAAGGCCGCGTTTCTCAAAGCGCGTGAGTGTGGACAATTCCTGAAAACCGCAAAAGAAAACCTGCCCGCTGGCAAATTTGTCGTCTGGATCGCTGACAACACCGAAGCTCTAGGCAACATCAAACCAAGTCGGGCCGCTGACTGGATACGGCTGGCAGCTATACCTGAGGACGCTCTTGACTCTATCACCAGCACCAAGCAGGCATTCCTTGCTCTCGACCTGTTGCCAACTCAAGAGCGGGAGCCAGGTAGCCAGACCGCGCACAAAGACGCTCAACGCTGGCTGGCAGCACTCAGTAAATCATGGGAAGAAATCTCGAAGGCGAAGGAACGGCTGGCTATCCAAGAGTGGCCAGAGGTTCAGCGACTGACCCTGAAAGCGCGACTGAAGCCAATGGCGGAACTTTACCAGACGCTTTGATCGGAACTCTCTGAAAAAAGGGTAACGTCAACTTTTCCAACTCGTCAAGAATAATCCTCTAGGAATTCTATTTCTCCATGACAAGAGCCTTCTATCACCCTGCAATCAAAGCCATTCGTCGGGCAACGTCGGGCCACTCCTACCCAAACCGGAGCGATGCCAGACCCCACCCCCCACACGGGGACCCTACGCCACAGCCGCCCCAGCTAGGTATACTCGGAACCCCCTTCAAAACGAGCACGCAACCCAAAAAGGAAATGTCTCATTAAATGGCTGGAAAATAATTTATGAAAATCGAAACGCTGAAAACTGAAACGCTGGTGCCGTATGCCAGAAATGCAAAGAAGCACGACGCTGGCCAGGTTGCGAAGATTGCCGGGAGCATCAGGGAGTTCGGTTTCTGTAATCCGGTGTTGATCGACAAGGACGACGGAATCATCGCGGGTCATGGCCGGGTGCTGGCCGCGCAATTTTTGGAGCTGGCGGACGTGCCGTGCATCAGGCTAGGGCACCTTACCGACACGCAGCGGCGGGCGTATATCCTAGCCGACAATCGGCTTGCGGAAATTGGCGGGGGGTGGGATGACGAGATGCTTAAAATCGAAATCACTGAATTAAAGTCTATCGACTTAACGAGCTTGACGTTCAGCGGATGGACGGACGAAGAACTGGAAAACATCATCACGCCGGGCGATTTTGTAGAAAATCCAGAACAGGAATGGGAAGATATGCCCGAATATGAAAACCAGCCAAAAGGAGTCCGAACAATAATTGTACATTTTCCAAGCGAGGCCGCGGTGATTGCATTTGGAAAATGTATCGGTCAATTGCTCCCGGACTCCGCTAAATTTATTTGGTATCCATCGCGACCAAAGGGCAACGAAAAAGACTCTCAGTTTATTGGGCAACCAGAATGAATCCTAAATTCCCGATTTATATAATCAGCAAGGGACGGTGGAAAACTCGCTATACAAGCATCGCGCTAGAATCAATTGGAGTTGATTATCGAATTGTAATTGAGCCGCATGAATTTGCGCAATATGCATCGGTGATTGATCCACAAAAGATTCTTGTTTTACCTTTCTCGAATTTAGGTCAGGGCGGCATACCTGCGAGAAATTGGGTTTGGGAACATTCGATAAGCGAAGGCCACGGTCGACATTGGATTATGGATGACAACCTGAGAGGGTTTGTCCGGCTGTATAAAGGAGACAAGATTAAAGTTTCTGACGGGTCTATTTTTGCGATAGCCGAGGGATTTGTTGAGAGGTACATGAATGTTCATATGGCGGGGTTTCAATATGGATCATTCGCGGTGGTCGAATCATCAACGGCTAAAGGCACGGTCAAGACTCCATTTTGCCTGAATGCAAGAATTTATTCGTGCATACTTCTTTCAAATAAAATCAGCTATCGTTGGCGGGGAAGATACAATGAAGATACCGACCTGAGTTTGAGAATTCTGAAAGATGGACATTGCACCATTTTGTTTAACGGTTTTTGTGTAACAAGCAGGCAACACTAAAGATGAAAGGCGGGAACACCGATCTACTTTACAAGCAGGACGCAGGGTTTGATGGGCGTCTTGAAATGGCAAAATCCTTGCAGCGGCAACATCCCGACGTATGCACAATAAGGCGACGCTGGGGCCGTTGGCAGCATCATGTAAATTATAAGCCGTTTCAAAAAAACAGGCTTATCAGAAAGCATGGTATTGTCATACCGAAGGGAATAAACAACTACGGAATGAAGTTGATTAAGATAAAATGACATTTGACATTGACGCAATTGCATGGCGATAAAAAAAAGCAGGCACCAGCGACGGCAGAGAAGTCGTCAAAATCTCAGATTGCCGAAAAGGTACGGATAGCAAACGAGAGGATCACGCTCAATCGAGCACTCGAAAAAGTAAAAGCCGGGAAGTCGCTGTCGGCGCGGGAAGAGAAAGCCGTTGAACTGGCCGAGAAGGAACAGGACGCAACGATGGATGAGATGTCTGGGATGCCAGAGGTTATCAAGACCGCCCCGAAATGGTTCCAGTCAATATCAGAAACGGCAAAACATATTGGGTGCGACCGACGGACTTTAGGCCGATGGAAGAAAGAGGGATGCTCGGCATTTCGTGACGACGGGCGGATCAACGCGCTGGAGCTTGGCAGGTGGGCTATTCAAAACTCTAAAGATTTTGCGGATGAGGTTGACGACATTCTCGAAGAAAAGCGCGGGTTGGTCCGGGCGCAAAGGATGCTTGCAGAGCTTCGTTTTTCTCGGGAAAGCGACGCCGTGGTTTTGAAGTCGGCAATCAAAGAAGAGTGCGAATCAATCATGGCAAAGTTTGATTCGTTAATTGAAAAAGAATTCGGAGATCATCCATTAATTTATTCTGACCGATCCCTTCCTGAAATTGAATCGCTTGCGCAACCCCGCAAGAAAAAGTTCAAAAACGATTTCAAGAATATGTTGAAAACCATTTAGTCATGAGCTTTATTTCTAAATCCCTGCTCGCTTCGATTCCCGAAGATGACGATTTGCCGTTGGATGAGTGGGCGGAAAAGTACGTGCGATTCCCAGGTTCGCCGATTGCTGAGGACTTTAGGCGGGATAATATCCCGATGCTCATTGAACCAATGCGGGCATGGGACGATCCTAAAATATGGGGCGTATCGGTGCTGGCTGGGGTGCAAGGCGGCAAGACAGGCTTCGAGCAAATCGCGGTTGCCAGGGCACTAAAGAAGAGGCCGGGGAATATGATGATTACAACGCAGACGGATTCTGAGTCCGCGTTTTTCGCAAAGACGAAGCTTCTTCCGTGCCTGCGTGAGTCTCCAGGCACGCGGGACATCGTGGCAGGGCTTGGGCGGGACGACATTACCAAGGAACACATCATCACTCCCGCGATGTTTATTCAGATCCAAGGACCATCGCTCTCCGGCCTGCAATCAAAAACGATTCACTACATTCTGAATGACGAAATGTGGCGGTGGAAAAAGGGAACGATGGCGGAGATTTTGCGCCGTGCAAATGCAGTCAGAAATAAGAAAGTGCTGAGTGTTTCACAGGGTGGCGAACAGATTGCAAATGAATATGGGGAGTCTGATTGGGATGAATGGGGCGCGTGGTGGCATCAAGGGACGCAGAAAATTTTTCATGTTCAATGTCCGCATTGCGAAAAGTATTTTTCACCGGAGACTCGGCGGGAAGATGACGGGAAATTTATTTTGTGCTGGGACGAAACTCCAGAAACTCGAAACATAGAAACCAAAGAATGGAACTGGAAAGCGGTCCGGCAGACGGTGAGAATGCAATGCCCCGAGTGTGACGGCGTGATTGAAAACCGTGAGCGAGTGCGCCGGGAACTAGTGCAGAATTGGAAGTACGTGCAAACCAATTTCAACAATTCTCCGGGGCATGAATCGTTCCGCTATTCCGGCTATACGCTTTGGTGGCGTGATTGGGCCGACATAATCGAGAGCTTTTTACGCGCAAAAGATTCCTTGCGGCGCGGGAGCATTGAGGAGTTGAAAGCATTTACTCAAAAAGAAGAGGCGAAATTCTGGACGATCAAGGACAAAGAGATTCCGATAGTCAACACTAAGGGCGCGGCAGGCTACCGGGTTGAGGACTACGACAAAGGCGCGGCTGAAGAGGCACCGCAAATTAACGGCGAAGATCAGCGTTTTGGGTTTGCCGATATGCAAAAGGACCGCTTCCCTGTTTGCATTCGCGCGTTTGGCGGTGGCGGGTCCCGGCTGGTGTATTGCGAGGAGTTGCAGAAAATTGAGGAGGTGGACGAGGCGGTGAAGCATTACGGTCTGAAGTCAGGGGCCTTCGCGCTCGATGTCGGCAACTGGAAATCAGATGCCTTGGATTTTTGCCATCAATACAAATGGAGCGCAATGCGTGGCCGGGACATTAACAACTTTACCAAGACGCGAGGGAAACGGGCGACCTTGCTTGTCCCGTATCAGCGAGTAATCGAATACATGACAGGCAAGGCGCACCACGTAAAGGGCCAAAAGATCAAGGTGCTGGAGTTTTCCAACACGTATTTCAAAGACGTTTTCTCACGGTTGCGGGCGATGGAGGAGCACCAGATCCCCGACGACATTTGCCAGCTTTACGTCGATTCGATGGAGTCAGAAACGAAGGACAGCAAGCGCGGAATCTGGCGGCAGATCGGAAAGCGTCCCAACCATTACTGGGATTGCGAGATCGGAATTACCTTCATGGCGTTTCTTTACAAGTTGGTAGGGGCACCGGAGCCGGAGACCGAAGAAAGCAGTCATTGACACGGCGGCAGTCTTGTCAGAGGCGGGGCGCGGGGCAGGTTCGTTGAAGAAATTCGCGGCCGGGTTTTTGTTTGATTTATCCGCATGAAATACCCGCCCCACCTTTGACACTCTCTCTAGTGTGTGACTCCACTCGTTAGCGTTTTACTCAGGATAGCCAGCCTCCAAGGGCGCGGCGTAATCGAGGCCCTTGTGACTGGCCAGTTCGAGATTGTTAAAGGTTCCGGCAAGGTCATGATTTCCGCCAGCGCAACAAACAAGAGCTTTTCATTTCAGGTTGACCCCGCGCTTTCGGTTGCCGTGATTATGACGGCGGCGGATAAAACCCTTTCCTGGTTTGATTCTCACACCACTGTCGAGCTTGCGTCATTTTTAACCCGTCGCGCCACCAACAAAGCTCGAGTTTTCTTTTGCTGATATGGCCATCCTCGATCAATACGGCAACGCAATTTCTTCCCGAACTTTTCTAAAAGCGGCAGAAAATGGCGGTGGCCGTGTCCCATCTGTTCCGCTCCGCGTGCTTGACCCGCTCAAGAAATTGATTACCTATCGGGACTGGCTCACGACATCGTTTCTTTCCGATAAACTTTATGCAAATTTCGGCGTCGTCGAAGGCGTGATTTGCCAAAAGGCAATGTTTGCGGTCGGGAATGCATGGCTCCCCGTGTTCTTTGGCGCGGACGAAGAATGGGGCAAGGAAGCTCGAAGGTGGCTGATCGAAGAATGGTACCCGACGTGCGACATTCGCGGCACCAATTACGATTTTGTGACGAATCTTTATCAGCAATCCGTTGCCATTGACCGGGCTGGTGACACGATCAAAATGCTCTCGGAGTCTGACAATGGATGGCCAATGGTTCAGGACATTCCCAATCGCCAAATCGGCCAATGGGAAAGGTTTTCCGCAGCCGACCAAGTTTTAAAAGACGGTGACTATAAAGGACTTATCATGCGCAACGGCGTAATCATGACCCGCAACGAGCGACCGATGGCTTATCGAAAACTCGGCGAGACAAACGGCGAATTTGAAGACTTGGCGGCAAATTATGTTGTCCACACTTTCGAGCCAAAATGGAACGACCAGGCTCGGGGCTTCCCGATTTTCTCTTCATGCATCGAAGATTTCCGCGTGATTGCTCAGTCGGACGAATGGGAACAGCAAGCTGGCTTGATTGCTTCGGCCATCGGGTTGCTCGAATATAACGAGACCGGCGAGGGCGATACATCTGAGGATGACCCGCTCTCTCTGCAATCTAACGACGGCACCCCGGACGGAATGGAAGTCAAGACGATGTACGGCGGATTGATCCGATACATGAAGGCAAGCTCCGGGCAAAAATTGGAGCAACATATTAACAATCGTCCCGGCGCAGATTGGGAATCATTTCAGGACCGGACGTATCGCAAATGTTTAGCGGCGGCAAACTGGCCTTATTCGTGGGGCTGGAAACCCGGCGAAGCGAACGGGACCAGCCAACGCACCGAAAACACCAAGGCCCGCATCGCGGTTACTGATCGGCAATCGCTGCTGGAACCTTGCGCTCGTCGGCAAGTTGGCTACGCAATTTCAGTTGCCATCAAAAACGGAATGCTCCCGGCTTACCCGGGGCAGGACAAGGGCGGATTTCTCAAATGGGGATTCACCAAGCCGCCCCGGATCAGCATCGACGAGGGCCGGGACCGGCAGCAGCGCCGGGAGGATAGCAAGTTCGGTTTGGTCCTAGATTCGACCATTGTCGAGGAGGACGGGAATACCACTTATCAAGAGTTCTGCCAGAAAAGGGCCAGAGACGTTATCACGCGCAAAAAGGCGCAGCTTGCGGAAGAGGAAGCGTCCGGGATGAAAATTGAAGACCGGGAAATGAAGATGTTCACGCCGAACGACATGGGCGGCGAAGCAACTGTTTCCGAAACCGATGACCCTGATGGCGATGATGCCGAGGACGAGCCAGACGTGGGCATCGAAAACACAAAACGCCAAATGGATGCCTATGGCGTCGGCGTCAGATCGGGATCAATCACCCCAAATAACGAGGACGAGGCGACCTTTCGGGCGCAGTTAGGGCTGCCAAAAATCAACGCCAACGTCAAAAAAGCATGGGAAGAAGACGGCGGGGTGCGGCGACCAATAACCCTTGTGGGAAAAGACGGGCTCTTAGGTGAGCCGAAGCAAAGCGAAGACGACGAGATTTAAGAAAGCCGAAACACCATGAGATTCCAACGCATCCACGAAGCCGTCAATCACCAGCCCTGGTTTATCTCCTCGGCGGGTTATAGCTCAGTCCGGGCGTTGCTGGAAAACGCGATGGCGAAACCATCGGCAGACCTTGGCGAAGATTTTTCCGACTTCATCCGGCAGCGTCCAGGGATGGTGTTTGACCCGATGACCGGGACCGCGACCATTAACATTCTCGGCGTGTTGGGGCCCCACCTTTCCAACATTGAGAAATCATGCGGCAACACATCGTACGAGGATATTGTTTCAGAGATCGAACAAGCTAAGGAAGCTGGGGCGGCTCGGATCAATTTCCTTTTTGACTCACCAGGCGGGGCTTGCATGGGTTGCCATGAGGCGGCGCAGGCCATTTCACGGCTCCGCGACGAGACAAGCATTTTCACGGTAGCTTTCACGGACGGCCTTATGTGTTCCGCTGCTTATTACCTAGCCGCAGGATGCACCGCTATTGTTGCGACCGAGAGCGCAATGGTTGGCAACATAGGCGTGATACTACCTTGGGTGGATTCGTCAGGCGCATGGGAAATGATGGGGCTGGAGTTCGATCCTATCGTCAGCGAGGGGAGCGATCTTAAAAGCACAATGCACGGGCCGAGCCTCACCGAAGACCAGCGCGAATTCCTGCAAGATAATGTCAATCGCATGGGCGGGATGTTTCGCTCCCACGTTTCTGCAAATCGCCAGGTGCATGATGAGGTTTTCCGCGCTGGCTGGTATGGCGGCAGCGATGCAGTTTTGCTTGGGCTCGCGGACGTTGTGGGAGCCTCCCCGGCGGCAATCTGATTTGACACGCCAACCATGGCGTGAACCTACAAGATTTCCTTTCCAAAATCACCGGCCAGTCGGACCGACTCGAATCAGTTGTCGGAAAACTCACGGAGGCGCTTGCAACCGTCGAACTAAAAGACGCTGAAATCTCCGCGCTGAAATCCAGCGTTTCGGATTTTGAAGCTAAGATCGAAGCCGCTCCTAAACAGGAAGCCATTGACGCTCTCGAAGCCGAAAAGATTGACCTTTCCGGCAAGCTCGAAGTGGCGGTTGCCGAAGTGGCCGCGCTCCCTGAAAAAGTAAATGCCGAAGCTGCCCGAGTGGTTGCCAGTAACGGACACGCTCCCGTCGAGACCGTGGTTAGCGGAGCACCTGTCGCATCTGCCGAGCCTATCGACCGCGCCGAATTTAATGCTATGAGCCCCGCCGACCGTTTGGCTTTTTGTAAATCCGGCGGCAAAATTTCCTGAATATGGCAAAGGAAAAATATAACGCGCCGAAACAATCCGCTCAAGAAGTCGAGCACGCGCCTGCACCCGCCTCCGATCCGCTCATTAAAACTATGGCCGAAGTCGAGGCAATGACCGACAAAGAAAAGCAATCTTTCCGCGAAAAATGCGGCATCACTTCCAACCAGTAAAAAACTCCAATCTCACACAAATAAAATACCATGGCCAACACCCTCTCAAACCTGATCCCCGACGTTTACGAAGCCCTCGACGTAGTTTCTCGCGAACTCGTTGGAGCGATTCCCGGCGTCAATCGCAACGCTAAGGCCGACCGCCTTGCCACCGGACAAACCCTTCGGTCGTCCGTTGTCCCAGTCAATACGACTGCGACGTACACTCCGGCAATGAGCGTCCCCGCTGCCATTGATCAGACGGTCGGAAATGTCGAGTTGTCCTTGTCGAAAAACAAGTACGCAGGTTTTTCTTGGACCGGCGAAGAGGAATACGGCGTGGACCAAGGCCCCGGTTCGATGTCCATCCAGCAAGACCAAATCGCCCAGGCTTTTCGGGTTTTGGTCAATGAGATGGAAAACGATGTTTGCGACGCACTTGCCCTTGGCGCTTCCCGCGCTTATGGCACTGCTGGCACTACCCCGTTTGCCACCACTCTCGGAGATTCGGCGCAAGCCAAGAAAATCCTTGACGATAATGGTGCTCCGGCTTCCGGTCGGTCTTTGGTTATCAACACCAGCGCAGGCGCGGCTCTCCGATCATTGGGACAACTCACCAAAGCCAACGAGGCGGCAACCACGATGACTCTTCGCGATGGCGAGCTTCTGAGCCTTCACGGATTCGCAGTCCGTGAATCTGCTCAGATTTACAACGGCACAGCCGGAACCGGATCGAGCGCAACCACTGACACTGCCGGGTACGCTGTTGGCGCAACCGTCTTGACCTTGGCTTCTGCCGGGACCGGAACGATTGTTGCTGGCGACATCCTCTCCTTCGTTGGCGACGTAAACAAATACGTGGTGGTCAGTGGAGACGCTGATGTCTCTGGCGGCGGCACCGTCACCATTGCAGCCCCTGGGTTGCGAATCGCCATGAGCGCGGCCACTAAGGCAATCACGGTTAACGCTACCAGCGTCCGCAACTTGGCCTTCTCGGCCAACGCGCTTACCCTCGCCACTCGTCTGCCAATCTTCCCTCGCCAAGGCGACCTTGCCATTGATAGCGAGATCATCACTGATCCCCGCACCGGAATCAGCTTTGATCTCCGCGTCTATCCTGGCGACGGAATGGTGCAATACCGCGTTCATGCCCTTTGGGGCTGGGCGATGGAAAAACCAGAGCACGCGGCTATCCTCCTAGGATAAGTAATTCACCCCAGCAAATTAAGACCTCGGCAGCAATCCCGCTCCGAGGTCTTTTTTGTAATGTGACACCGTGCCCTTTGTATGAGCGAATTTTCCGATTTGATGGCCGCCGGATTGGCGCAGACTGTGGCGGAGATTCCGACAAAGTTTACATTTCGGAACAAATCATTCACCGGCATTTATTCAGAGCTTTCTGAATCGGACGTTCTTGCCGCTGGCGGATTTGAGCAAGAGCTGACCGGGAACATTTTGATCCCGTTTTCTCAGGTTCTTGGAGGTGACCCGGAGCCGGACGAAGATATTTTCGTAAACGAAGTCCTGCATAAAGTCGGAAGGCCAGTCACTAAAGACGAGGTTTCCTGGTTTCTTACCCTCGTCGCTCCCTACTCATGAGCAACACATTGGACAGATTAATTGAGGACGGGCTTTGCAGGCTTATTACTAGGCAAATGCCGATCACTGGCGGCGTCCAGGTCGTACCGTATATGCAAGGCGGCGACGAAGATAATGCAATCCTTCCCCGCGTGGTGGTGAGAGCGGAAATCCTAGAGACGCCCGATCTCATTTCGGTAAATGTTTACGAGGTGGCGGTTGAAATCATAACCTACATCGACGCCAAACAGCAAAACTCGTCCAGCAAAGACACCCGGATCGTTTCTGGAATAGATTGTGTGGTGGAGGACTCAGGACTTTCGGCAAAGCTAACGACTAGCACGCTCGCAATTTATGGTGCTGTCACCGGGGGCAGAGAGCAAGCGATCGAAGGGAATCGTTTCGTGAGGACGCGCAACCTCACCTTGCACGGCGGGCTTCGTTAATTTGACACCGCCGCAGTGGTATGGCTTCTACTGTCCTCGGCACCGCACTTTCTTTTGGGGCTCCAACCGTCACCGGATTGGTGGTTCAATCCGCTTCTTTTGACGAAATCCGCAGCATTGCGGAAGTTGCTGATGAAGATGGAGACTTTGTTTCCGCTGCAATTTACGCCCCCAAAATCACCGGGACAATTGAAGGGGTGAACAACTCCGAGGCCCTTGCAATCAATGACGCAATCTCCGTAACCGGGGCTCCCGCTGGCACGTATTACATCACTGCAAAAGGACTCAAGCTCGGCAATACGGACTTCCAACGCGTGACCATTAGCTTGACCTCATGGGGCGGCATCTCAGCTTAAAAATGACCCGGCCCTTCGTGGCCCGACATATACCAAATGAACAAACTCCCGCAGGAAAAACGCGATCAATTTTTTTTGACCGATAACCTAAAGCTCGCCGCAGCAATGACGGCGGCAGGCTTCGGACTGAAAACCGCAATTGAAAACGGCGAAGAAGTAATCACTGGTATTTCCAGAATCATCGCTAAGGGCCGGGAGACGTTATCTTTCCGACTTGAGCCTAAGCACCAAGGAGTGAAGGCGGTGGATATGCTCAACGCTTTCAACAACAAGGTGGACCTGCCAGGCCGAGTTGATGAAATCCTTGCTGCTCGCGGAGTCACCGCAGAGGAGTACGTTTTAATTGCTTTTGACGCAGCCCGCTCCGGGCTCAACAACGGCTCGACGCTTATGCATTGCGGTCGCAATCAAAAGGCGATGATTGCCAAGGAAATTTCTGGCGGTCGAACTGTGATTTATCGCGAGGGGGCCAACCGCGAACAATTGACCGCACTTATCAATCACTCTTAAAAACTAAACCAAAATACCAAATGAACGACGACACCGACTTTCTCGAAGACGACCACGACGCGCCCCAACGCAGGGCATTCACGCAACATGATTCCATTTCCTTTAATGGAATTGCGCTTTCCCCGCTATCCTTTGGGACGCTGGATTTGCTGCAAGAAACCCAAAACCGATTCTTCACTGGAAGCTCTAAAAATGCTGGCGTTTCGGATGTCATTGGTTTCCTTTTAATCCACCAGGCCGACAAACAGGCAGCAAGGCGGGCGCGGTACATGGCATGGGAAGGGCGCGTGGCATGGCGCGAATTCGTAAATGAATATCTGACCGAAAACGGAGCGATCATGGCAGACATTTCCAAGCTCACCCCAATCATTCAGAAAATGTGCCAAGATTTTGCTCGAATCCAAACCAAGTCCACAGACGCACCGGGGCCTAAAAAAAAAGCTGGTCGCCGGGTTGGTCAGCGTGGGTAGTTTCATCAATCGCTAAGGAAACCGGATGGAGTTATCAATCAATAATGTGGGAAATTCCAGCGGCGGTTATCATCCAAATTCACGACACGATTCTTTTCCGCGCCGGCGTAGGGCTAAGGTGGGCCGGGGACAGTGTTGACATAGACTCTATATTTGATGGCTAAGACTGTAACAATCGAGATGGACGCGAGCCGAATGGCTGGAGCTTTGCGCGAATTGGCGCGAGTTTCCGGCAAGGATTTCCGAACAGTCGTTAGAAACGAAACGGAAAAGATTCTCGAAGGGGCGGCTCGGCGTACATCAATGGCGCAAGCCAAAGACATTAAAGCCGCGCAGGAAGCGAAGGGATGGAAAAACATCAACGGGAAACTTTACAAGCTCAGCCACAAATACCCAGACGCAACCTGGGCAATGATTAAGCGTGAGCAAAAACGAAGCCTCGTCGAAAAGTTGAAAGTGCGAGGATTGGCTCGCAAAATCTGGCTGCAAATTGCGCAGGAACTTAATTTGACGATCAAGGTCGCCGGACAAGTTCGGAAGGCCACAACCAAAAAGGGAGACTACCCCATCGACGCAAGCGGCAGCGAGACCGGGAGCGGATCGGGATACACAATCCAAGGCACGTCTCTGCGAAATTACGCTCCCGGAATCGTGCGGGCATTGTCTGGCGCGATCAGAGGCAGACTTTCATTCTTCAAAACAAATATGCGGAAAGGCGTCTTTAAAAAAGCCAAAGACATCGCCGCAAAATATCCGGGGCTATACGTCAATGGCCGTTGAAGCACTCAGTTTCAAAATAGGGGCCGACGCTAAGGCTTTTCGCAGCGGCATAAAGGGCGCTATGGGGTCGATTGCTGGAATGGCTGCCGCCTTCATTTCGGTGCGGGCAGTCATTTCGTCATTTTCCGACGCGCTCGACATGGGAGGACGGTTGAACGACTTGGCTTCCAGCACGGGAGACACGGCTGGCAATCTGGCAATTCTGGAAAGGTCGTTTCAAAATGCAGGAGCGGGAGCTGAGAATGTTGGTCCGGCTATTGCAAAAATGCAGAAGTCTATCCAAGACGCGTCCGAAGGAACCGCCGAGGCGGTTGACGCGCTCGCGCTCATGGGCCTAACCGCCGCAGACCTGGAGGGCAAATTACCCACGGAGCAAATGCAAATCATGTCTGCCGGGATTGCTGCAATTGATGACCCGACAAAAAGAGCTGCCGCAGCCATGGGCGTTTTTGGAAAGTCCGGGTCTAAATTGCTTCCGCTCTTGAGAGATTTTGATGGGCAAATCCAGCGATCAAAAGATCAGCTTGGAAGCCTGCCTGACGTTTTGGATAAATCAAATCAAGCGTTTGATGATTTTGGCGATGGTTTTGCTGCCATTAAAAGTAAAGGCACAGAATTTTCTGCAGGGCTTCTCTCGGAAGTTTTGCCAGCAATCAATGAGCTTATCGGATCGTTAACGACATTAGACGCAGCTGGTTCCGGCGCGTCATTTGGAGAAGGTCTAGCCGCGTTAATTTCTAACTTTGGCGCGTCGGCTGAGGCTATCGGACTGAAGATGTACGGAAGAGTGAAAGACATCGGGAATGAGCTGATAGCAATGGCTCAATACGCAGTTGCAGTTGGAGAAAACTTCTTTAATCTGGCTGGCGCGGACTTAATCCCAAATGTTACAACATTACTTTTCCAAGGGCTATTTTATGCTGGGTCTGAGTTCAATAAGATACTGATTGATGCGGCACTGAATGTTATCAATGCGTTGTCGGTAGTGTTCCCTTCTCTTCAGGCCGGGGTACAGCCATTGATTGAGGCAAATTCCGCAATGATTGTTGCGTCTGAGTCCGCAAGAGTAGGAATGCAGGTAGCGGGCAAATCAATTAAAGATGCTTTTGATTATGCGCAAAGCACAACTCCTTACATTGTGGAAGATGTTCTTGGCGCATATGACACCTATCAAAAAGCCGAATCCGCAGCTCAGGTTGCGCTTTCACAATCGGCGCAAGGCATTGGCGAGAAAATCACAGAAGGAGTTAAGGATGGCTTGGCTGGCATTTCGGCAGCGGATTTCATTGGGCCGCCGGTTGCTCCAGACGGGCCGCCGGTTGCTCCAGACGGGCCGCCGGTTGCTCCAGACGGGCCGCCGGTTGCTCCAGACGGGCCGCCGGTTGCTCCAGACGGGCCGCCGGTTGCTCCAACAACTTCCCGGCAAAGAGGAGAGCGACCTATTGATGCCGCCGATGCCGCCGATGCCGATGCGGTTGAAATAAATCAACCGTCAATCCGTCGGCAACCGCGAGCAGACAAGATCAGGAACCTCGGGAAGTCCGCAAGGCAAAAGCAAATTGACGCTGATCGGGATATCCCAATGGCCGACAGGACAAAGGGCGGCACTCTTAGGGAAGAGCTTGATGCGCGAATGGATGCGATGAAGGGGGAGTCTGAAAAAAAGAAACAAGCCGAAAAGGAAATCGAAGGCGAGAGCAAGCAAGGCAAGGGGCCAGACTCCAAAAAGCCAGAAGCGCAATCCATGGAATCAATCGTAACCGCGATCAAAGCAATCCTTGAAAAAATTGAACCCAAACTCCCGCAACAGGTAATGGCATGAACAACGGCGCTAACATCAAATATCTAGGCGCGGACACGCTTATCCGGCAGGCCGGGGACAAGGTTACAACTGGACAATCGAACCTGACCGAGTTGCAACGGCGATACGCTATCCGAAAAGATAAGATTAGGGACGCCAGGCAGGTCTTGCGTCCGGGCTACAGGGCGGAAGGATACGCAAATCTTTATTTGTTCAATCCGCCAACAGAGACGCAAGACGCAACCCACGTTTATTTCGACTGCGTTTTTTATGGCGTCACCGGGGTCTCTGAAGGCGGGCGAGGGGAAAGCTATGAGACATTAAATGTAACGATTGAAACTACAAGAATAATCAGGCCCTTAGGCGAAGTTATTTCTCGCACAATCCCAACTCATCGGTATTTTTATACAAAGCAAGTTAATGCGCCATTGCGAAGCGTGAAAAGAATAATTTTGGAACCAATAATATTTTCATCAGATGATCCCTCTTCAACGCTACTTCGTCTTCTTCACGTGCGCGGCAACTGGCAAATCATTGATACTGTAATATCTAATTACGGACAATATGAAACCGTAATTGAATCATGGAAATATAACGTAATAGGGAGAAATAGCGTATCATAATGGCTGAGCTATACAAATTTCAGGACAAGGTTAAGTCGCCGGAGGGGCGAGTGAAGCCAATTGTGGCACGCGAGATTGACGAGAATTTCACGGCGGTCCGGCTCAAGGTTGCTTCACCGGTTGAAGCAATGTTTACGATCACCCCAAACTTTCCGCTGAGTGACGAGTTAGGCTTCGGGTTTGATGTCCCGGCCACCGGCACGTATGTTCTCGGGTTTATTGATGGCGTCTTTACCTTGCTTGAAACAGAGGCTTGCTAGGCTATGGCTACGATCAAGTTATCTGACGGAAAGGTTGTCCTGAAAGACGGGAAGGCTTCTTGTGAGTGCTGCGGAGGTTGCTGCATGTATCCGGCGAAACCTACGCCCCTTGGTGACTTATTAATTGCAGAGGATTTGCCGGACGCAATCACCCTTCTTGGGGTCGGCAGCTTGTCGCGCTCAGGGACCAGCTACGGCGACACGACAAACGGAGTGATTTTTGAAACTGACACGTGGGCGAAATATGTTGGCGGAGTCAGGACAACTCAAGCCTGCCTGATCGGGGGAGACGGCAACCTGACGCCGGGAGACAATGCCGTAGAGGATCAGTTTGCGGCAACTTATATCATTAGGCTGGTCGACTACGATGAAGTTCTTGAGGAGGTGTTGGTTCACAGAGTGTCATTGTGCCGATGGGAAAACGAATGGTCTGGGTTTCTAAGGTTCAATCCTTATGATATAGGGTGGAGCTGTTTCGGGGGCTTGTTTGGTGAAGAGCCAGGTGCGCCGGAGTATGGTTGGGGCGGAAGGATGGAGAAGAGATCTTTTTGTGGGCATCGGGCAAATTCCCCGATAGGTCCCTATTGGTTGTTTGACTGTAGGGTGTTTGAACGCTATTTCGAAGTTATATCCGCATGACCTGCCCACACCAATCCCAGCCACCCGGCAAAGACACTGGACGCCGACTTTGTGCTCTCCATCTCTACGGCGGCAAGCCTTACCTTGGACAATGCCAATCATGCATCGCTGCCGGGAATAACACTCAAGAATTCGCCACAGAGCTTTTCGCAAGAGCCGAGAGAAGCCACCCTGCAACCGCTCCAAGGGCCAGCGGCTGTTGCGATAGTGCTCTCAACACGTAATCAACTTTGACACCAGTCCGCTAGTAAATGGCTCGCAAGTTTTTCATCGATACAACCGACCTTGCGTTTGTCAAGTCGGATACAGATTCCGGCAGATTGCTTCCGGCGGACTTTTTCAATGGCGACTCTGACACCGTTGAAGTCCATTTCTTAAAACAAACGGGCATTTTTGGCCGGCCGTATTCGTATCTGGATAAATCCGGTGCCAGCATCAAAGTTGGGCTCGGCGATTTGCGGGCAGTTCCCACCAGCGGCACCTGGACAATCACTCTCAGCGGGGACACAACCGCCGCGCTGGCCTACAATATCACTGCGGCCGCGCTCTCCACGGCGGTCAATGCTCTGGCATCTGTCACCAGTGCGGGCGGCGTCACCATCACCAAATCGGCGTTCGGTTCGCGCTACGCCATTACATTCGTCACAGCGGCAGCACAGGCGGCGTTCACCGTCACAGACAGCTCGCTAGTCCCTGACACCACTGCAATCGTTTCTGAGCGCATTGCCGGGTCGGGGTCAGTGCAGGAAGTTCAGGAAATCTTTCTTTCGCCAGATCCCGTCGCGCTCCAAACCAGCTTTACAAACCTGGCCAGCACCGTCACCGCTACCCCGTCCACAGTCACTGCCGGGACATTGACGGCCAGTGAGGTCCAGCAAATTGATTTCGCGCCCGCTCCAGTTGGCGGAACTTTCTCCATTACTATCCCTTCGGATACGCGCTCCGTCACGGCGGCAGTTGTTGCGGGAGTCTTTACCACCACGGCCAATCACGGCTTTGCGGTCGGCCAGCCAGTAGTCGGCACGGGATTTACTAACGAGGCCAACTGGACAGAGGGCACCACTTATTATATTGTAGCGGCACCGTCTCCAACCACATTCACGATTGCAGCCACTTCAGGCGGCGCAGCGATAACCACAGCCACCGCCGACTCGGGAACTGGCACGATCACCACTCCCGCGCGGACGACCGCCGAAATTGATTTTGACGCTTCCGTCTCCGCAGTTCAAACCGCGCTCGTTGCTATCGATACTATCGGGACCGATAACGTCAGCGTGAGCGGGACCCCTGGCGTCGCGTACGTCTTGAGCTTTACGGGCAGCAAACAAAACGCAAACTTTCCGCAAATCACGGTCGAGGACGCAATCCTTTCCGCACCGCTTGGCAAGACCGGGACATTGACGCTTTCCACCTTTTCACTTCAGGACCTTTTTGACGTTAGTGGGGCCAGCGAATTGACCTTGGTTTTCGAGGTTGAAGTCACAGAGTCCGGCAAGATCCAAACCTATTCCGCTTCCGTCTCAATTTCTGAGGACATTATCAAGGCTGGAAACCTGAGCCCAACCCCGGTTCCGGGCGTGGGACGATACGGCGCGGAAGCCATCGGGAGCGGCGTATCAACATTAGACGTCACCTTTTCCACCGCGTTGACGGTTGCGCCGACCACGATCATTTGCACCATCGAAGCGCCTTCCGGCGAGGGTTTGATTTACGCAGCCATCGAGGCCGCAAGCATTGCCACTACTGGCTTCACCGCCAATTTCTCCGGCCCCACAGACTCAGCCAATTACCTGCTCCATTATTATGCAATTGCCTAAATACATTCTCGCCATCCTTTTCATTTCGGGGTCCGTCCATGCTCAAAACAACATCTCGTCCCCGAAATTTAACGGGACCGCCACGGGAGAGCTAACATGGACTGGCACCAATGCCTTTACCGGGATTACCACCATCACCAGCGGGACGCTCGCGCTCACGACGATCAACACCGGCACGATCAGCGGGGGGACTCTCACGCCTGTCACCGTGACTGCGAGCGGCAACGTGACTGCGACCGGCGACGTGGATGCGACCAACGTGTATGCGGAAAACAACGTGAATGCGACCAACAACGTGAATACGACCAACGTGAATGCGACCAACGTGACTGCGACCGGATCATTTAACGGCAATGGCTCCGCGCTCACCGACATGACCAAATCGCAGGTTGGCCTCAGCAACGTGGACAACACCAGCGATGCCACAAAGGACGCTGCGACGGCAACGCTCACCAACAAGACCCTGACATCTCCGGTAATCACCACCCCTACGGGCCTCGTCAAAGGTGACGTGGGGCTCGGAAATGTGGACAACACATCCGATGCGGCCAAGCCTGTCTCCACCTCAGGTCAGACCGCGCTGGATCTAAAGCTCGACGACAGCCAAGCCAGCGCCTTCGGCCTAAGCCTATTGGATGATGCCGACGCAACCGCCGGACGGGGCACCCTCGGCCTCGGCACTCTCGCTACGCAGGACGGCATTTTCTCCGGCACGTCCTCCGGCATCAACACCGGGAATCAGACGCTTGTTGGCCTCGGCGGTGTCGCAGCAGCCGGGGGCACCATCACCAGCGGCACGCTCGCGGGAACGACGGTCAACACCGGCACTATCAGTGGGGGCACTATCGCGCCTGTCACCGTCAATGCGAGCGGCAACACGACCCTTGGAGACGCCAGCGGAGATGCCGTGACGATCAATGCTGGGACGGTGAACATCCCCAACGCCTACTTTCGCCGCACGAAGGCCGGACTCGCGTGGAGAGCGGCAAAGATGAGCACTTACAGTAATTTGTCGCTTACCGTCACCAGTTTTGGGACTGCTCAGGTTGTGACATTTGTGGACGGGGCGGACGGCTCGGTTCTCGAAGGGCCGCTCTCGCCGAGCGAATGGGCGGGGAAAACAATTAAGATCGGCGCGGTTGTGGCGGTTAATGGCACTAGCGCCGGAAATCTTAGGCTCAGGTTTAATTTAAACTATTTGACCGCGGCTGAACTCACTGGAGGAAATGCCCTGTCTGGAATGCTCAGCTCCGCGAGAGGCACTATTTTGGGAGACTCCGTGACTGGGAGCGATTACGCCGCGCCCACCTCAGCGACAGATCCGAAACTCTACGAAAGCGATTCTATCGTGATTCCATCAACCGCAGCGCAAATCATTGTAACATTTTGGGCGATTAGAACCAATGCCGGAGATACAAATACCGACAACTTATATGTCCAGGAAATCCGCGTGACTGAGCAATAATTATGAGAAAACTAATCCCAATCCTCGCGGCCCTTGCGGCCCTCACCCTTAACGCAACCGCGCAATCTCTCCTGACCACAGAGCCGGAGACGCAAGCACAGCGAACAGCCCGCGAGTTGCTTATCGCGCCAACGCAGACTCGTGACGTAATCCTCAACCATCTCGACGATGCGAGTCAGCGGCTATGGTCCGCGCCCGATCCCGCTGCCGTGCTGGCCGCTCTCGGCACCAAGGCCGCGTCGGTCTTTGCGATCAATCAATCATTTGGCGAGCTAGTGGCCGGATTCCTGACCGCGCAAGGCGACGCAGCTGGCCTCGCTCGCCTCGCCGCCATCAACGGCCGCATTCCCGCCATCACGATTAACGAAGACGGCACCGTGACGATTGATCCCGTGCCGGAGCCAACGCCAGAACCATGAGGCTGAGTGCTCTTTAGCAATTTTATATCATGCCGCCTTCTATCCCCGATCCCACTGACCTGCCTGGTCTCTTTGAAACTGCAAATTTTATGGCCCAACAGACCGACCGCTGGATGTTTGTGGCGATGTTGATTATTTTCCTAATCTGCGGCGCGTGGATGACCCGGTATTTTACCAGTCAAATCCAGCAAGCACGGCAAGAATTTACAGCCCTGAGCAAGGACTTTACGGAGCATCTCATCACCACAAACCGGGAATTGGCCGTCCTCCTAGCCGGGGCCACTAAGGCATTGGCGGACAACACGCGGGCTCTCGAACACGTCAAAGAAAAATTATGAAGAACACATTCCTCCGACTCTGGGCCTGGATTACTGGCTCATCCGTTGCATTATTTAATTTCCTCGCGCCGATCCTAGCATCGTCTGCGGCAACCCTCTTGGAGCAACTCGCGCCCATCGCTCTCGATGTTGTCCTATCTATGGCTGACAGCAAGGCCACCGGGGAAATCAAGCGTAAGCAGGCCGTTGACGAGATCCAAGCGCGGGCCATTGCTACAGGCATTCAGGCGTCCACCTCGGTCGTCAATGCCACTGTGGAACTTGCCCTTCAAAACCTCATCGCTCGCGGCAAAATGTAATGAAACCGTGGTATTCATCCCGCACGATTCTTGCCGCGCTTGTGTCCGG